GTTGCTGAGCCAGACAAGAAAAATCCAGATCCTGTTATTGCATTTTGTGTAATTGCAAACCCACCAATGTTTCCTGCTGTTGCATTAATGGTTCCGCTAACTGTTAATATAGTGTTTCCGTCCCATGAAAGTTTGTCTTTTAACGAAAATTGTCCGGTGTTGTCTAAATAAAATCCAGTATTAGAATTATTAAATGTGCCTGTGCCTGTAAATAATTTGCTTGAAGCCATGTTGATGCCGCCGATACTACCCGTATTAGCAATGATACCACCTTGCAAAAATACATTATCGGTAGCTAAACCAAAGCCCGGGCTAGATTTTCCGAACACATAACTGCTATTTGCTAGACCAGATAAATCTCCTAAACGAGCTTTTAATGCAACATCATAAATTCCAGAGCCGGTTCTTTCAACAATGTCAATGTATGGAGTTGCTGTATCATTTGGATTGGCATTGATACGAATGAAACCAGTATTTAATTTACCGGTTGACACAATTACTTGTGAGCCTGAATAACTTTGAGCTGTGCTAGGTGATTCTCCTAATGATGATGAATTTCCTGTAAGTCCATTTCCATATGCTCTAGTTACATATAGTCTACCCGTTAAATTTGTGTCGCCTACTCCATCTCTAGATGCTGAATTTACATATAAATATTCTGTTGCAAATCCGGTACCACTAAACTTTTTAGCAGTAAGTATTTCTCCGGTTTCAAATCCGGTGACATTTTCTACAGACATTGTTGTTTGTGTAGCAGTATATTGGCCGGTGGTGCTGGCTCCTGCAGCAGATGAGCCTGTTAATACTGTTGAGTTTGCAACATATAATTGTCCTCCTACTGCGTTAACCGATTGTTTTTCAAATACTGCAGTAGATAATGTTCCTCTGATTTTTGCATTTTCAAATTCTGCAAAGCCGTTGTCAGCAGCTGATATTTTCCATCCTTTAAGATCAGATGCATAATCAGATGTTTGAATTGAGCCGGCACTATCTATTACAATGTTCGTGCCGCTAATTTTTGAAGAATCAATTGTAAATCCGCCAACTTTACCTCCATCAAACAATACTTGAGACCCGGATATTGTGCCATCTTGTCGAACATTGAATTTGCTTGAACTTATAAAAAATGCTGTACTTAAATTGGATGTATCTACTGAACTTGATATTAAAAAAGTAGATCCTGCACTTAATGCGTTGTTAGTTAATGTAAATGATCCAATATTGCCGCCAGTGAATAACACACTACTACCAGTTACATCACCATTTCCTTTAACATTAAACTTTGATGCTGATATAAAGAATTGGGTACCAGTTGTTGCCGACCCTGATATTAAAACACCACTTCCTGTTATCGCATCACGGGTAATTGCGAACCCTCCAATGTCACCGGTGGTTGCATTGATGTTTCCTGTAACTGATACTGAACCGCTAAACAATGCTGATGATGCGGTAACATCACCATTTGCTTTAACATTGAATTTTGATGATGAAATAAAGAAATCGTTACTAGTTGCAGATCCTGATATGTAAAAATTAGTACCATTAGATAAAGTGCTATCGCTGATTGTAAAGCCTGCAATTTTACCTCCTGTGAATAACACATTGCTACCAGTTACATCGCCGTTTCCTTTAACATTGAATTTTGATGATGAAATAAAGAATTGAGTCCCAGTTGTTGCAGAACCAGATATTAAAACGCCGCTGCCTGTTATTGCATGCTGCGTAATTGCAAAGCCGCCAATGTTTCCGGTGGTTGCGTTTATGTCACCAGTTACACTAACCGAACCGCTAAATAAGGCCGACGAAGCTGTAACATCACCATTTGCTTTCACATTGAATTTTGATGATGAAATAAAGAACTGATTTCCGGTGGCGGACCCTGATATGAAAAAATTATTTGCATTTGATAATGTATCATTTGACAATGTAAATCCGGCAATTTTACCCCCGGTAAACAACACATTGCTACCAGTGATTTGGCCAGTATTTCCGCGAAGAATCAGTGTGTTATTACTACTTGATATTGCATTTGATGTAATTGAAAATCCGCCAATGTTACCTGCGGTTGCTGTAATGGTACCACTCATGTTAACATTACCGGTGGCAGATAAATGAAAGTTAGATGATGATATTTCAATTTGACCATTTGCGCCACTTATAAACTGATTAACTGATCCTAGGAAGAATTTATCAGTTTGTACTACTAGCTCTGATGGATTAGTTCGATATCTGAAAAAGCTAGCAGATGATGCCACTAGTTCTAAACCAACACCTAAATATGTATCTGAACCGATGGTCAAATTATTAGAGCCTGACCATATCAGAAATCCTCCGGAGCCTGTTGTTGTAGCTGATGTAAATCCGGAATATCCGATAGAACGAATAAATCCGGAACTTACGCCGGCTAATTCTATTCCAGATCCAAGGCTACTGCCAACATATACTGATCCTGTTAACAGATTATCTGTGCCTTCAATATATGTGTTACCGCCAGTAAATATTGATCCATATGCAATTGTTTCTGTATCCGCCTTTTTACTCTGATAATCATAGTATTGAAATTTAAATGTCAATGGCGTCTTAAGATGTTCTGTAGGAATGCGTTTGAATATACGCACATAATTTGGAGTAAAACCTGTTTGTTTATCAGCAAGTACTTCAATGGAACCTATTATCCATTTACCGGTACGCGTGACAAACTTAAGATCAATTGGACCAGTTTTTAATGCCACAAATTCAAATTTAACTACGCCTGTTTGTTTTGGCGTTTTTTGAGAATGCACTGTACCAATACGTGTTCCTAAAACTCCTCCATTGTTAAATGGGGCAAGTAAAGTTGGCGTTGCATTCACATTGGCATTGAAATTACCATTCAATTGAACATTGGTTAATGATGTTTCAGGTAAGCCAACAGCTGATCCAGATACAAACACATCTAAACGTATTCCATCAATTGATGTTTGGCTTTCTGTATATTGTTCAATGTCAGTTGGTAATCCACATTGAAATTTAACTATATAAGTAGTGCCGGCAAATACTGTTGGTCTATATTTTGACTTTATATTGAATACAGTGGCATTACCTGTAATTGCTGTGTATTGGTTGGGACCGGTCCAGTTTGTTGATAACACTGCTCCACCCATTATTATATCACTGTCAAAACTTAATGAAAGAGCATTGGAAGCTAATGTTCCCATGGAGCTACTGGTCCAATATGTATTAATTTCCTGTATATCTTCAAATGATCCAAATTGTTCATATGCCGAACCAACAGATATCAATGTTTCATATGAACCAGTATCAACCAAAATATTTTGTTGTTCTAGTATAGTATCACCTAGGTCAATGAAATCTCCAAAAAATCCACTAGGTTTGTACAATGTCTTCACACGGTATACATCGCCGGTAGCGGGCTCAATGTTAGATATAATAATGTCTGCAAATGATGATGAGTTTTCTGTTACTACAACATCAGTTGGTTTAGTGAAACTGGCTGAAAATGATGTGGCTGTCTGAATTGTACTTATGACTTGTGATGATGCTTTTATATATTGATTATTGGTAGAATTAACACTAGTGTTACCTGTACCTACAATAATTGAAAATGCGGCAAATGTATTATCATCATCATTTTTAAATCCACCGACCAATGATACTTGAGCTGTTGTGCTGTTTAATACCTGTGATATTGCAAACTGATATGATCCGGATAATTCAATGTTTGTAGGTGCTTGAGATGAATCACTTGCAAATTCTAATCCAATTTGAGATAATGGAATGACTCTGCCAAACTGGTCTAGTCCAGTCGTCGACGGAGCTGTTATTACTGGATTATTAACTGTTAGTATACCACCTTGCATATGAGGCGATAATGGAAAGTTAGTTGTAGTTAATCTGGAAAATCCGGCTAACGTAGTCAATGTGGGCGAACTCATCACTGCACTATTAGACGACAGTAATGAGTCTACTGCATTTTGTGGATTAAAGAATTGAGTACCAAAATTAGGAGAGTTGCTAGATAATGCACCTTCGGGTGCTGATGATACTGCTAAGTGGTGAGAGTTTAGCATGGACCCAGGCGGACGTATTGTCAATGTTGCATTAGAAGATGTAACTGTTGTATATACATTAAAAACATTTACTGGTTGTAAATATGCATGTACTGTTTCTCTGATGGTCAATGCTGGCTGTACCGTGTAAATTATCTCAGTGTTGTTTGATGAATACGGTGCAATTGGAATTTTGCGACTCCATATGGCATTTGGTATATCTGCATGATTAGGTGAATTGTAATCACGACTATAAGATACACGATCTCCGGCACTTTGAAGTACTCGGCCGGCTATGTATACAGTTGCAGGTCCAGGCGATGTGTCCGGATAAATGTATACTGAAATAATGCGTGTTCCATCTTTTTCAACATAATTTAATGGTTCCCAGTAAACTGCATTTCCATTGTAATCTAATATTTCAATGTGTATTAAGCTGTTCTCAACAAAGTTATCATTGTCAACACGTAGTTTAAACAAATTCTTACCGGAATGAAATCTACTAGGAAAATGTACAATATTGAATAGATCGTCAGATGTAGCAGACGTGTCATTAATTATGTACGAATATTTTGTTGCAAGATTTTCAATTGTCGCTTTTTTGCGAATTGCCATACGTAAGCCTTTTTAATAAATATCATGAATAGTTTATTTTGGAGTATCCGGAAACTTTTTTAATTTCAATTAATTTATCGACGATATCACGCATTGCATCAATATGAGATATACACAATACAAATCCAAATTGTGATTTCAGATAATCAAATAACAAATACATGTTGTTAAGATTATCTGAGTCTAAAACACCGAATCCTTCATCTATAGCTAAGAAATTTGGTCTGGGTAATGATGTTGTGTTAATTAATGATGTACGTATTGCTAATGATGCAACAAACTTTTCCATGCCAGATGTCAATTCCAATGGCCAATAATTATCTGAATCGTATACAATAAATCCATTAATGTTTTTACCATCCGTTTCCAATATCATTGAAAAATCAACAACCTGAGTCAAAATGTTGTTTATCTCTGACTCAATTTGTGGCAAAGCTTTTGTGATCAATTGGTATGGAATTCCATCTCGTTTAATTGACATCAAATAATATTCATATCCACGATATTGTGTTTCAAGTTCTTGTAACCGGTCAATTGATTGTATTGCAGATGTTTTTGATTGATCCGCCAATTGAATTTTACTGGCAATAGACAATATATTGTCTTCTAACTGATGTATTTCACGTAATATATCATTGCGTTCTAATGTCACATCGTTTATCTCAATTGTTTTTTGTTCATTAAATTTAAGATCATCAACATGTCGTTTACACTGTTTCAATTTTTCTAATGAATGATCTATACGTGAAATGAGCAGCTCTAGTTTAGAATTTAGTATTTCAAGCTGTTTTTCATTTGAAGTAACTTGCCACTGCATTACTGTTCTGTTTTCTTCTATTTGAGACAATGTTGTCAAATCATTTGCAGCTGTTGATTGTGATATAAGTTCAGATAACCTCAATAGTTGTACATTGATATTCTCATTTTCTTTGACCAATGTTGGTAATTCTTTAGCCACTGACTGTGTATCTTTTAACCATGGATTCGCCATACAAAATTTACAGCTCGGATCCCATTTATGTTCATCAAGCTTGGACATCATATGTTTAACATGATCAATATGAATGAATGACAGTTGATGATGCCTTTCTAGTTCAGTACGGCGCCGTTCATAGTCATTAATTGTCTGTATTTCATTTACAAGCATATTCTTATCAAATTGCTGTATTTTGGAATTAATATGTTCAATCTGTAAAATAGCATCGTGTTGTCCCTTTTCCGTTTCCTGTATCATCTTAATCAAATCAGATTTTGCATTATTAAGATTTTGCAGTTCTAACTCAACAACACTTGGATCGACAATTTCATCTGACATTGTCTTGATTTCTTTTGTAAGTGAAATAATGATGTCATTCAAATCATTGACCATTTTATCATGTTCAATTTTTTCACTTTTCATACGGTTAAATGGATCAGTCAATTGACCGATTAATCGTGTTGCATCTGACAATATTGTACTGTAATCATGACGTTTATATTCGCGAATTAACGCTGACGTTTCTCTAATGTCTTCTGCTGCGATCTGATATTGTAGTTCAAATACATCAATATCCAGAAATTGTGTTAACAATTCTTTACGCTCTTTTTGAGACATGTCGATGAATCCAGTATTGTTAGTTTGTAATGACAATGCAGTTAAAATGAAATCATCATATGATCCTATGTATTTACGAATGATTTTATTTGTATTGTCGCGCTGTTCACCATTTAATAGTATTTTTTCACCATTATCACCGATGGTCCAAAAATTAACATCTACTTTTACATGGCCATTAGATTGTTTTTTACCGCGACGTTCAATATAATAATCACGCCCATCTAGGTCAAAATGTAATTTACAATTAAAAAAATTCTTCTTATTATTTAATACATGTACTGCCTTTGTAGTACGACTACATCTATCAAAACAACAGAAAGCTAATGCATCTAATAGAGTTGATTTACCACTTGCATTAGGTGCAAATAATCCATTGATTCCATTGATATTTGCAAAATCGATATCATTATTTTCACCATAACTAAACATGTTTGAAAATTCAAAACGTTTTGGAGACCAAATGACGTTACGTGTCATTTCAGATTCAGGTAGTTTGGAATGTACTGTACGATTGATGTATCGCACGACATCTAGCATCTGATCATCTAATCCTTGTTCATTTTCTAAATATTCAGTTATGATCTTGTTTTGCCATTCAACATCACGTATGTTACCAAATCCAACTTTCTGTTGGCCAGAGTTATTATTCAAAGAATGAATTTTATGAATAGCAACTTCCTGGACTTTGTATTGAGTGCGTATTTCTGATACAATTCGTTTTAAATCTGCAGAGTCAGTATCTTTAACTTTGATTCGTATACGTGGCTTGGATGGTACAAGATCAGATGGATTGAGTATTTTACCATTATCAACTTCAAATGTGTAGTATCCGTAGTTATTTTGTATCTCAACAAATTTTGCAGTGAAATCTAAAAGATTCCATTCTAATATCCCATGTATTAATTTTTCACCATGATTCTGTTGAATCAATGAACCTGGATATGCAATACGTTTTTTAGTATCTAAATATTGTGTTTTATGAATATCTCCTAACAATACAAGATCATGTCCATCAAATAATTCTGTTGTGACATGAGTGTTGTTTAATGTAATTCCTAGATCAGTTGTCGCAGAATTTACTGCACCATGGTGTAATGCAATTTTAATTTTACCTTCAAAATCAGATGCTTTAATGAAATCAGCTGGTTTATCAAACACCGACATAACGTTAAAGTGTACACCGGATACCTCATATATCCCCGTGTCTTTAAGATAGTGTAAGTCTGTATGATTCAAGGCTTTAACAATGGGAGACAAGGCGTCCAATCGATTGGAATTATTTAGATTACAATCATGATTTCCGGTGATTAATATTGTAGGTGCAATGTCAGCTAATGATTTAAAAAAATTAGACACCATATGTACCAATTCAGGTGACATGTCTGTTTTGGCATGCACTACATCGCCGGCAACATATATGATACTATTTGGAGTTTTGTTTTTACGTATATATGTATACAATCGTTTGAACACTTCTGTATACTCTTTATGACGATTTACATTACGTATATGAACATCTGCAACATGAAATATTTTATCAATATGAGTTAGTCCAGTATTTATAGTCTGCATAATATTTTTTCTTGCATTAATTTATTTGATGACAATTCTATTGTTTCATCAATAAGTTTTCTAATTTCCAGAAACCCTAATTCACTAGGATCTTTTTCTGGCAGATCAACAAAATATACATGTAATCCATTGGCCATGAAATATTCAGCAGTTTCCAATGCTTGTTTACGAGCATCCATGTCTAAACATATATAAATTGATTTGACTCCATGCTCAATGATACGACGCTTCAATGTATCTGATATTGTTTTGCCAAACAATGGAATGGCATTTCGTCGAATTGCAATTGCATCAAATGCTCCTTCGACTAACACAACTGGCATATTCCAATTAACATGCAACTCAAATCCAATTATATCTTTTGAAAATGCAGGATTCTTATGCTTCTGCATATCATCTGAATAATATGCTCTGGATACGAAATAATTTAAACTACTATTTGCATCAAAGCTAGGAATAATAATTTTACCGGCATACTCACCAGAATCACAATAACCTATTCTATATTTAAGAATATCATATATAGAAATGCCGCGGCGACGTAGATAATATATAGCATTTCGAAATTCAGGTGAACCTTTATCAATAACCCATAATGGTCTGAATCCATCTGGTAATGATAACACTGGAGTATTAGTAGTTGTTATTTTAGGTTTATATTCAATATCTTCTAATAATATAGTTAACTTTGAAATCTTTGCTCTATCAACACCTAAACGTCGTAACATTGATGTTAATTTACGTCCAGCTGCATTACAAACCCAGCAATGCCAATGCTGTGACACAATGTTTATTTCCATTTTCTTTTTATGATGGTTGCAAAATGGACAGTTAAATGCAATGTTATTATTTGTTGACATCCGTCCTTTACCTAACACCGTTTCAAGTAACGAAATTATTGGAAAGTTGCTCATGATATTATATTATTTAATTTCATTACATACTTCATATGTCAATGTTGTATTCATATACATTCATACAAATATATTAATATTGAATATATTAAAAAATTTTCAAAGAATCAACCTTTTAACCAACTTTCTGGAACTTTTTTTTCTGCCCACTGTATTTTGTACTTGTCACAAAAATCACCATATGTTGTTTTTGATCCTTTTCGTATTTTTGTTTTGGCTGACTGGAAGATAATTCTGATATCTAGATTAGGGTGTTGTTTTTTAACTAACAAATGCTTTTTACGATCATCTGCCGTCCAACGGCCTTTTGTTTCAATTAACATGTTGTTAGGTAATGTGAAATCAACTGTATACTTATGTTTTGTTTCTGGCTTGATGTAGTTAATGACAGTATCTTCATACCCAAAATGAATTTTTAATTCCGATAATTGATCTGATATCACATGTTCAAATCCGGATCTGTAACCATGCTTAATTGCATTACGTCTAGTTAATGATGATGAGTTCCATGCCATAGTATAACCTTTTAGTATAAATATGTATAGATCTAATAGTCCCATCGTATTACAATGTTCATATCTATATCATCACGTTTTTGTAAAGGTTCTGCTAATTTACCAACTGCTAACAATTGACATTTACTATCATACAATCCTACAGTTGTAATATACGGATATGCAGTGCCGGAAATGAACATTGTTTTTCGATAATCACCTGGGCGTAAAAACTTTTCTGCATTTGAACCAGCATCATTACATGAATTAGCATCTCCGTTAGCTGGTCTGTATACAGCTGATGGGTTTGTAGATATGTTACATGCCACTTTTGGAACACGTACCATTACCTCATTTTCGTAAATTGTATGTTGACCCTTGAACACCATTTTAAAATTATTTGGTTGTGCAGCAGAACCGGTGAACAATACATCATGATATTTTGGCATAGGCGATGACATGACCACTGCGCCATTACGATAAAATACATTTCCAAATACATTTGTTTGATAAAGAGATCCTGTATAGAAATCATTGTTAGCTAGAGATTGTATCACTGATATATTTGGTGAATAATTATACATACGTAATTCCGCGATGTTTCCATTGAAGCTTTTGTATGGCTTGTCAGTGTTTAATGTATCTACGCCTATTAAAATATTAGCTGAATTTGCAGTAGATTCCTGAGGTATAGATCCGGTTGAACCAGATGGAATTCCATTAACATATAATCGACAAACAGATCCAGAATTGGCAATTGCAATATGGGCCCAATCACCTTGCAATGATATCGATGATGATATATGCATTAAACTGAAACCATCTGCTGCCTGAAAATGGATTTCATTGTTAATCAAAGAAACATGAAACGGTGTACGATTTTTATGGCTAATTTGATTATTGGAATATGTAATCGGTTTATCTACAGTACGAAATTTTGTCATTTTATTTAAGCCATCATAATACTGTTCATATATATTAGAAAACTTTGAAAATATAGTTCCTGTATCAGATAAATTATTTGGTTTTATCCAAAATGACATCATCCAATGATCACAGCGCTGAAACTGTTCAAATATAGGATCATTATTAATTTGTAAATAGGTAGCTCGACTTCCAGTAAAATAACCAGATAGTCCAGAAGATACATATGTACTACCAGATACTTTTACATTGACGCCATTTTGAATTTCAACATTTGATATAGGGGCCACGACATCACGACCTTTAAATTTATATACAATAGTATCTGATGATTTTACTTTTCCATAATTATCATCAAATCTACGAAATTCGTTATTAAAATGTAAATACAATTGCAAGTTATTTGAATTGGCATTTGATCCAGTACTTACATGTTGATCACGTAAATTTCCATGGCCATCATCAGATCCGGTAATTGAGAAAGATTTACTGCTGCTATTTGCAGAAGACCCGGTAATAAATGATTTGAAATGTAATGAACCGGGTTTAACACGTTCCCCCATTTGGTGATATGGTATTGTTATGATTGATGCATCAATAAAATAATACTTTTCAACATCATTAGCATTTGTCAATTCAACACATCGCGTTTGATCATATGGATATCTATAATAACGATGATCAATCCAATTCCATACAACATGTTGATTTGTACTATCTGTATGATTTATTGGATAATTATAGGTGTCATCACCAACATGAGGTGCAAATTTTTTATGTGTAGCATGTTGTACGCCGTACTTGTCGGCTAATGCATTTTCATCTGTTACTATGTAGTTTTTATAAGCCTTGAATGGTCTTTGATGTACATCGTTACTACGGACAGATCTGTATACAGATGGTGTAATTGGCATATCATACTATCTTAAAAATCTAATTTTACCTTTATCAATACTTCTCTAGTAAATGATTTTCGTACCGGTTGACTCATTTTAGCGACCGCTAGTAATTCACGACGTGTATTATATAGTCCTACTGTGGTAACATATGTTTGAGGATCATTAATGAATGTTGAATACGCCAAATTGCCGCTACTACCAGATACATATGATGGATTATTTGAATAATTGAAGTCACCGTTTTTAACACGTACAAAATAATATGTTGATTTAACTTGTTCAGATGATCTAGCTTGTAACCCATAGTTTCGTCCAGCTACCGGACTAATTGCTACTGATCCGGATAACGATTTAAACAATTTTATGGCGTTATCACCTTGAACACCGGATCCGGTGACAGTATTAAATGATGCTGATAAATTCAACTTATCAGCGTCCAATACAATAACGCCGGCATCAGGAAATAATAATCCATAATGTTGTAATGATGTTTTATCTGGAAAAAATACTGTACCATCGTCAATTGTTCCAGAGACAATGTTGTATATTCTACCAGTTTCACCAACCGCTGCAGATGTTATCGATGAATCATCGATCAAAGTGATGACCTGATTACTAGTTGCATGCACTTTTACATTTGAACCAGTATGTACCAAATTACTAACAGATGATCCAGATAACTGAGCTAAATTGATTTCAATGTTACCCGGATCAAGTCGTTCGCGAAACCGAGCTCTATTGAAATTAATTACATAAATATGATTAGTATCAGCACCGTCAATAGTGAATTTTTTATCTAAAGGTTGTAACAACAATTGAGCATATTGTTTATATATCGCACGACTTGGTGTATCATCATTTAAATTTCCCGTTAAATCGCCAGATCCGGAACCAAAGAAATGACCATATGCAATTGAAAATTGTGGTTCTGATGTTGGTTCTGATGAAATGCCATTATATATTTGACGATAATATGTATTCTGTATAGCAGTTGATGTGCTTGATGTATGAAATGACAGGAGACTACCTGTGTTACCAGAAAATAATCCTTTGGTTACAGTTTCAACATTGTTTGTTAATACATCATCAGTTGGATCAAATGGTGTATAGATTCGACCATTTCTAGCACGACGTCTTGCAGACTCGCGTTCTTTTATTATGTTTTCTGCTAATTGACGAGCTAATCCTTCAATTGCAGAAGCCGCTGGTGTTCTTGATACCGATATACGATTCGGTTTGAAAACTTGAGCCATATTATTTATTCCTTTTTCTTATTATGTTCAATATAGTATGCTGTATACAAAATTTATCCAACAGAGATATTTGATATTCCTTGAATCTGACGCGGTTCAATTGTCAATGACAATAATGCTCGACCACCCGTTTCATTACCAATGAATAACACTGTTGCAGTACGTCTTTGTATCAACTGACTCTTAGCAGTTATTTCAAATTCCATACCAGATACAGTAACTGTTTGAGCAGCTTCATTATCGCCAATAAATTGAGGTACAGTCGATGATCCATCTGTATTTGGTGCTGATTTAGTCACCACGATGGTGGCAGCATCAGAATCTGATAATATTGCCGTATATCCAAATGATTGGTTTCCTTGTACAAAATTTGTTGTAATTGGTCTAACGATAACATTTCCATTGTCTGAAAGAGTTACGTCAGTATTTCCAATGGATATTACCGGTATACGTGCAGTACCTTTTGGCAAGGTAACTAACTTGTATTTCATCATCTGACCTTCATCTGTCAACGCCTCTGTTACAGGCATATTCTCTATAGCAGCACCATAATATGCAGTACCTAGAGGGTGTTCCGGATTATACAGATCATAATCAACCTCATCATCCGCCAATGCAAATTGAGTAATTTGAAACTCATTTTGGCCTCGTGCCAAAAGTTCTCTTCCTTTTTTTGTTAGTATAGCATCAATAGTGATTGTGCTATTATCTAGATATCCCATTATTTCTCCAATTTTTAATAAATATGCTCATAGATACATTATCTTATAGTTAACCTACCAGGATCTAATGCATTGCCAACACTTGCCTGTCTCGGTGTTGAATTATAGAAAATTTGATTTGGATTCACTTCATAAATTTCTATGATAGGAGTTCGACCCAAAGCAGTATTTGTAGATGCAGCGTTTATTGCCGGCGCGGAAAGCTGAGTTCCTATGTAAAATTGTCTTTCATATGATTCAAAGAAATCATCTCGATAATCAGCAGTGACTAAACTTTGACTATAGTATGCTAATACCTGTTCATTCTGTGCCTGATTGAAATTGCGACTGTAAGATGATGGTATTGATGAACTTCCAGAATAATGATATATGGTTTTCATGAAGATATTACTCTTACGTGAATCATTTAACTGCAGGCCAAGACCAGAATGACATACCTTTTCAATTGTAATGATAGGAGTAATTTGTTTTATGGCAAGTGTAGATGAAGTGGCGCCAGCATTATGATACTGTAATATCAATATCAAATTTTTATATGCCGGATGATTAAAACTTGTAAACTGTATGTTCTGTATCGAGTTTACAATTCCTACAAAATCAGATTGTGTATCAATTATTTTAATTATTCGTGAATTGATATCATCGGTTTCTGTGAAAGCTAATACTGCTGTATACCGTATACTATTGGCAACGCTAGCCTCGCCTTTATGTATTATTTTTGTTTGAATACTCATCTCATGAGATGAAAATGTTGTTAGTTTCAAACGAATTTGATTTGTAAAGGAGCCAGTTGTGATACTAGTTGGACTCGACGACAAATTTGATGCAGCTGCTCCTATCACAATACCATTTTGCCAGACAGTTTTATCTAAAATTGAAAATGATGAAGATAAAAAATTAGCAGTGATTGTATTTGTCGGTTGCTGAATTATGTTTTGATTTCCATATGTCAATTTCATGACGCCAAAATTTGTGGTTGTGCTACTACTCACTGTATAATTTGAATCAATGAATGATGATGTGTATGACCGCAATTCATCGACCGGTAATGTTTCAATGGTACAATAATTTGTACTACCAGTAAATCTTACTAAGGCAGTTGATGCCAAAAGTTCATGAGAAAATAAAGCAGATGGTGTGTAAATATTTGTCTCAAAAGACTCAATTAAGGCCAATGTTTCTGTTACAGATTCTCCAAATGCCGGCGGGGCTACATCAGGAATATGAAAGTCATATTGAGGATTATCAACTTCAATTGGTTTTGTCAAATGTACTTTTGATCGTTCCAATATGTTTGGTTCTATCAATAGGCCTGTGGCATCGTCTACACGAAATGGTAATGTTTGTTTTATCTGATTAAATACAGAGAAATCGAATTGACTAAATACGCGATTGAAAGCATTGATGTCAGAATTATTTGTAAATTTCTTCCAGTATTGAGATGAAAAATGTTTTAGATCTTCATATACCATTTGATATTCATCATCCGGATCTCCAATATAATCATCTAACTCAATGCGCCCAATATGATTAAATACATCTTTATTTACCTGATCGGCAAAACTATAGAACAATCCTAATTTATTTGAATCTAATGGTGCGTTATCAAAACTTGATACTTCTGCAGATAAAATTGGTGATAGCCGGCGCACCAATGAGTTATCCTCAAGGCGGATCTTTTCTGACCGTTGATTATTTGCACCTAATGATGCTCCTCTAATATAATATGTTTCTTCAACTGGTACAAAATTCCCACGTTGTGTGTCCGCGGATATTGGAAATCCAAATGCTGATGCGTTTGAGGAATTTGGAATACTTGTGTTAAAATCTTTAACTTTAGTATTAGGATGGCTTGAAGAAATGATAGTGCCTGGCACATTTAAGTTATAACCTATTATATCAGTTCCTAATGTGTAATGTCGTACTAATGTATCATATGAACTACTAGGTGATAAATAACTAACATATGATGTTGGATTAAGTGTATGATCATCAAATGCATCTGTACCAAGATATTCTAACCATTCACGATATTCTTGCATTGACCCTGAATACGGGCCCGGAAATGTACCTAAAATTGTTGATAACCTAGCATTAACGTTCAAGCTATCAGTCGTTCCCTTATAACCGCCAATGTACACGCCATTGTCAGTATTAATGGGATGGCTCCAAACATTATATTGATTGTTATCAGTTGGTGTAAACTCAATGGACGATGTGACACTAATTTTACCACGTATAAAATCAGATGCCTGTTGTACCCGAATATTATATGTCGTATCATTATTTGAGCCGGAATTGAAATGAGAATTTGATGTATACCATCCGTATCGCAGATTCCAAAATTCACCATTAAATAATGGTATCCAACCAGTTGATCCAGTTATAGGCGTAATGCTTGTACCATTTGCAAATGACACATGAACACGTCCATATAACGCACTTCCGGAATAGGAACCAGTGTGCTGTATTGCAATATGTGTAAGTGGTACACCTGTAGATGTGTTAACTTGTGAATACAATAGCATGCTACCGGTGGTATTAGGTCTAAATCTGAATTCACGTGTTTGTACTGGAATTACATTGTTTTTTCCTCGAGGAATTCCCCAATTACCAATGCTAGAACTAATGTGATTTGTTGAATATGTTATATATGATGCAGAATTAAAAAGTACTGCATATGAATAACGATCCTCGGTCAATGTCGGCCAGCTATCATTTACCATTGGACCACCGTATTCACGTATACTTAGCAATGATTGTGGCACACCATATATGTTTAACAATGCAGAGATTGATCTTGAAGTGCCACGTGTCTTTAGTATATATGGTAAATTGTTAACAATTCGCCTCCAAACCTCACCGGTGATGGCTTCATCACTTTGAGAAAAAATACTTCCGGTAGATGCATATGCACCTGCTTCGTTAGTACCTAATTTATACCTCCATAATTGGCTTGCCTGTTTACCATTAACTAGCTGCCAACCCTGTGATCGGGCAACATCAAATAGCACATCTTTGTCAATGCCACGTTTAGGGTGTTCTTCTTTGGTATGTACTCGTGTTAATGCAGATGCATATGTATATATAATGTCAAAATGATGACCAATCATGTTAACAAAAATGTCATATTCACTATTGTTGGCATCTTCACGTATATGTTGTGGAATTGATTTGGTTAGATTATGTGGATTACTCTCATCATACGCAATTGCAGCTTCATTTAATTGATCATACCATGTTTCAGCTATAGACGCCGTAGTAGGATATATGACAAATTGACCATTGATTATTTTTTTCGGATATGGTGAAACTGCAAATCTTGCTCCTTCAATACCAACATATTTAAAACTTCCGGAAGTTCCATGAGTATATATACTACCGGTAGGTTCATTATATAACCATTGCTCAAATGTATCAAACTGACCTATAACATCATTTAGCTTGGCTGTAGTATTTGTTATGTTAACAGATAATGATCCGGAACTAGAACCACTAGTGGCAGCCAGTAATTTCAAGCGTTCATTATAGAATTCAATTGATTCTAATTTAGATTTAAACCCAGCAACGCGATGTTCTGCAGATGAGTAAAATACAAATTCCGGGAATGATGTATAATCAATTCCTAATTCAATACCGCTAATTGTTCCGCCAAAAAATGAATTGACAATTTTATCTGATGTGTTTAAATTTGACCCCAACAGTTGATTCCAATTTTGAAAATCAGATTCTGTGTTTGTAGTGTATCCAGAATCTATTTCAAAGTTAGGGCCGCGTAGCATGTTAATTGTAGGATTCGGTGCTAATTGATCTAAACTAATGTTGTCTATCCAGGAATCAGATATAATCTCAATTAAATTACATCTGGATAATTCTGCAAGATCCACCGGTAATGGAGTCAATGTACGAACTGCCAGAACATTAGGGTCTTCATATGATTTATAGTTAATGAGTCTTACAATTTCATTTTCACCAAAATTTAATGCAAAATCACGTTCTAATGCCTTTGGATGCACATCTAAAAATGTTTCGATGATACCTAGATTAGATTCACCTGCTCCAGCTCTTGGCTTGAAAACAGTTAACAACATCTCGCGAGAATCTGCAGATATGTCCTGAATCTGTAGCAATGGATAATTATACTCGCCAATAATCTCGTAATATACATTGATTAGTACTTTAAAGAATCCACGTTTAATGTTAAGATCTGCAAATGTTTTGATATAATCTATATAGATTTTATCATTATGAATTCTAAAGTCAGTTGTCGGACCACCGCCTAGATATGCCTCATTTGTAGGAGTGTAGATATGAATTTCTACTGTAGGCGTTTCTGTTGGCCTAACCTTTATTTCATCTAGGTCTAATAATTCTATGCTATTCTGTGGCCATGAGATTCCGCGAGTTAATCCCGGAGTCGTACGTATCTCGTTTATATTTGTAAATCTATCTAATGACATTCATTAATAAATATGAACCAATGGTACTATCGCATATTTTAAGTTGATTTGAATTGACTAGTTGCTAAAATCAACAGTGAATCCAGAATCGCTGGATATCCATTTGGACACGCGTGCTTGACTTAATCCCGGCCATGAGATGTAGTATTTGTCATTTTGATCTTTTACTCTTGTTCTAATATATGAAATGGCCTTACAAATGCTTTTCATCAACGCTAAATGCTCTCTGTCAATGTAATCATCAAAGGTTTTGATTGTTGTAAATATATCAATTTTTAACTTTTCATTTAATGAAATAACGGCATCCATTTTGTCGTTCAATTCTAATAGTTCCTCTGGTTTGGTGCAATTCATCAGCAACTCATCAAACTCCAACAATTCCGTTTTGACATCTTGCAATGTGCCTCTTAACTCAGTAAGAAATATATCCAAATTTTCCGCCGTGGATACAATGTTTTGTGGTCCTACATCAGCTTCATCAGTACTGACAAACCCAATCGCTTTATTAACTCCATATGGAAAATTTGATGGAAATCCAAGCTTACTGTAATCATGTGCACCATTGTTAGTTTGACCAGGTTCGATAATTTTCATAAAAATAAATTTTGCTACCGTGGCTCTGAAGTAATTAGCATTTTTCCAAAGGCGGTCCAATCGATTCCCCGCATCACTTGCCTTTGCCGGTTTTTTAAAAAGCATACCTCCGGAATACATGTTAACAGCTCCATCTCTTCCCTTCCCACCTGCTTCCCTAAACGCATCCATCATCTCTGACGTTAGCAACTTCAATTTTGCTGTACCTGTAGGTCCATATGCAGCAGCCAATCGTTCGACAGCGAGGTCATAGTCCCCTTCATCGCCTTTACCAATATGGCCATTAATATGCCAACTAGGAACACCATCAATATAAAAAATATCATTTTCTTGGCGATCGTTAAAGGAATCCTGTTTTATTTGCCATTCCGTTTGAAACAGGGTGAATATTGATTCTTTACGACCTTTTTCTTTGTCACCTTTTTTCTTTTTCTTGTACAAAACCCAGGCATTAATATCACCCATGGTATTGCTATGATCCTTGATTATATTTTGCACATCCGACTCCGGGCCAAAAAGATTTTGCAATTTTGTTATGAAGTTGGTGCTTCCTAACGCGTACATTTGCTTCTCCATGTCATCTATAGCAGTCTGTGTCGGGAGCAACTTCTCAAACATTTGACGTCTCACCTTGTCAAGCTCACCTTGCAGTACTGCCTGTTTCTGTAAATTGGATAGATAGTTTTT